CACGAGCCTGTAGCCCATAACCAGGTCTAAACAAAATTCTGTGGTAGTTCTTGTCTTCATTGAAGTCATCGAAATAAGGAAAAACTTTCGACGCTGCTGGTACAACAAGAGTATTAGATATATTTGCTGTTGCCATTTCTATTTCCTAGCAATTAAAACTTTAATATGATTTTGAAATCTTCAGTTTGATCTTCTGATCTTTGGATCGGTTCTATATTATCAATATATAGAAGCCTTCCAGAATAAGGTTGCATATCAGGTTGTGTGACGGAGCTAACGAATCTAGATGCACCGCTATTCAATCCAACAAGAATATCGGAGACTGGTGAACCTTCAACATTAGATAGCTTAACTTCACTGTTTGCGGAATCCCATTCAGCAATAACACCCCTGAAGACGAATGAATTATAATCTACACCCTGATAAACAACTTCATCTTCTTGATAACCTACACCTGTACCGCTAACCGTCAATACTGTTAGCTGAGAAACTACAGTATTAGATTCTATATTTGAGCTAGAATAAAATTTAGGATCTTCTATGAGAGCAATCTGTCTATATTCATTTGCCGTTGACAGAATACCACCTTCACTGCCTGATAGTCTTGGGTTGATGACAAGATATGAACCACCAAGCTCTCGTATTGGATCAGAACCGTGCCCTCCTGGTGGGCTTATGATTGCTCTTAGAGTTGCGCCTGCGCCGCCTCCAGAGTCGGTAATTGAAACATCGGCATATGTATAACCTGATCCAGGATTGTCAACAAAGATAGATGATATCGTATTACTTACAGCATTTATATAGGCATATGCGTTAGCACCAGCACCATCACCTTTAATAGATAGTGATATTGTATTGTTTGATTTGTATCCGCTGCCAACACCAGTTACCTTAATAACTTCGATACCGCCATCTATGGCATTACTCTGAACTTTCCATTGCAGAGAGTTATCATCGGCTGATATAGTTTTGACAGGTATATATGATGAGGTTGTATACTTCAACTGTTCAGACGGTGCTATAGTATACATGTATTTCCATACATAACCGTCAGTTTCGATGCTTGGTGCTAGATATGAGATTGAAGTTGGTTTTACGGTAGATATCGAACCATTTGCATTAGATAGGCATTTGTAAACATTCCATTCATCTGTCACAATATAGAAATTGACGCCATTGGCAAATAGATTGATTGAGCAGATGCAATGATCATAAGCTGGATATGATTGACCTGAAGACCAGTTATATCTGGGTGCAACATGTCTAATATCATTACCCGTTATAGCTTTAGCACCAACCATATTCTGCCAGACTTCATACTCTGAAGAAATAGATGAATTAGCCTGTATAGGAGCTGCATCATTTGGCCATGCAGTAGACTTACCAAAAGTTAGATAAACTCTTGATGGTGAGGCTTCCGATACAGCTTCTCTAAACTGTTTAGCGTTGAAGACCTGTAAATTTTTAGAATAGACTGATACCATTTTTACTTTCCGTATTCAATTCCATATTTATAATGAAAGGCCAACATACACATTTCCTGATGTGTGAGCAGAATTAGGATGCGTCACAAAGAAGGTGTTAGCGTTTGATGTGGATACTACGAATATGCCGTCAGTAATATTTATCGTATCTCCAGTTGTAAATTCGAGATAGATTGTATTATTTCGAGTCAGACCGTGAGCCTGATGTGCATTTACTTGGACATTGTTTAAGTTTGCTGAATAGTTACCCAAGATAAACTTAGAGTGCTGAGTTGTACCGCCTGATGTGACCACACCATTAGCTATGACTGGTATGTTTTCATCTTCAAATGTATATTCTCCGAAGAGTCTCATGCCCGCAGGGTGAGCGAGGGTTTTGATAGCTTTTCTATATTTTTCGAGAGATTCTTTTACACGGATAACATATGAATAGTTCTGATAATAATCTCTATCCTGCATGAAGTTAAATCCGCTTACGATACCATCGTCGCTGATATATCTTCCGTCTGCTCTATAGATACCGGTGATGATAGTGCAATATGCTTGGGCGGTTCCGGAACCGCTATTAGATAGGTTCAGAGTAGGTGGAGTTTCATAACCAGAACCTCTATTTATCACTGATAGAGTCTGAATAATGCCAATATCGTCCGTGTTTCCAGATAGCGTTTCACCATCACCCAAAATTGTTGTGACGACTACATTAGCACCTGTTCCAGTTGAGGTTGAGATATTTGCTTTAGGTAATAGATCGTTTGAGAATCCTGTACCACCTATTATATGACCAGCAACTTTTTGGAAGTTGACTTTGGTTATTGTGCCGTTTATATCAACATTCGTAACATTAGCTATAGCACCTGTGCCAAGAACAGTTCTGCCGTCTATAGTTTTATTGGTAAATTCTATAACATCTCCAATCTGATAACCTAGACCACCATCCACAATCTTCATTCTACCTAATATACCCATAGAACGAATTGATGTATTGGCAATAATATCTAAGTTTGGAACAGAAGAATAAAAATCACCGCCTGATAAAATTCTAATTCTCTCTACAGGCCCAGTATTGGCAAACACAAAATATGAAAGCGCATTAACCAGACTCACATTAACATTAGAACTGTTCAGATTTGTGTATACAGTATTTCCTATTCTGGTATTTGCTTCAAGAGATATGGTCGAAGTTATGATATTATATGAGTTTGGATGATAATATCCGTCTGCGGATACAGCCAAAACATTCGCATTTGCACCAGAACCACCGCCACCAGTAATCAATAGAAAATCGTTATTTTGAAAACCTGCACCACTTTCAATAACATAAGCAGATTTCAAACGACCAGAAGTAACAGAACCAACTTGAATTACCGCTCCAGAACCTGTCTGACTTTCAACTATAACAGGATCACCTACTTTATAACCAGTACCACCATCAGTTACGATAGTATCTCTAATAATACCAGAAAAAATTGTAGCTGAAATGCTTTTTGTTTGACCGTCGTCGTCAAAGTATGTAAAAACACTTTCGCCTGATGCGAAGTTACTCACTTCATTTGATAGTCTAAGAGAATTAACCGTCACACCATTTTCAAAAAAGATATCGGCAGATTCAACAATGGCTGTTGCGTTAGATGTATTACCTCTAATTTTTGTGCTGGCAAACTTTCTTAGACCTGAAATATCGTTGTTAGATACACCATCTATTTTAACATCACCAACACGAATGGTCTTCTCAACATACCATTTAGCATCTGAAAGCCTCATCACATCTCTTCTAGGATAATAGAAGCTTACTTCTTTTCCATAAAGAATGTTCATTAAGAATCTGACAGCTTTTTCAGTTCCTTTTGCTCTATAGAAGTCTTTGATATGCTTTAATACCATCTTCTTGTCAGCCTTAATATCTTCAGGCATAACCTTCATGAAAGTATCGTACATCTTTTGAGTAAATATATCTACGCTTTGATCAATATCAACATAGTTTCTTATGTTCTTGAGAACATCTAGAGTTTCTCCATCTTGCTCCAGAAATTCGTAATAGGCTTCTATGAAACGAACGAAGTTTTCATGATCATTTCTAACAAAGAAAGGAACTTGAGAAGATACTATATTTGATATTTTATTATTTGTTGACATTAGCTCTCGGCAACCATTTCTATTGTGATTGATCTGCTATCATTTTCATCAAGTGTTATTATTCTATTTCTAGAAGGATATAGATTTTCTCTGGCAACAGGTGCAGCAATAGTCAAAACACCATCTGGATAGTAACTATTGACTAGAATTTCTGATGTTGTTAGATTTGTGAGTGTTACCTGACCGCTCTCATAGTCGAGTATACCTGCGTTATTATTGACAATAACTTTTTCGCCGTTTGCTTTATAGTAATATGATCTTAGTAGACCATTCTTAGCTTCGAGTTTAGCAACCGCAGTAGCCTGAGAACCATCACCACCAGTTATTGTGACTGTAGCTCTGGTGTAATTGGTTCCTTTATTTGTGACCTCTATTCTGTCAACTCGACCGTTAACAATAACAGCTTTGGCTGTAGCACCAGCACCGTCACCTGTAACGGTTACTGATGGTACTGACAAATAATTGATACCAGGATTAATGACAATTATAGAATCTATACCAGTAAAGCTATTTGGAACTTCTTCGAAGAACACATTTCTATCAAAATTCTCAATATCTTTAACTGTGATCTGAGGATAAGAATACAGGTTATCGATATAATCACCCTTCTTCAGAGGCATATTGAACTTATAAACCTGATTGTTTACCTGATCTGTAACTATGCTCTTTCTCTTTTGAGCATAGACTTGAACATCTGAACCTGTGATAGATTGTTCGCAATTTTCAATATAATATTGCAACTTCGATTTTCTGAATAGAGAATTAAATCCGTTTAGTTCTCTATCCACATAGTCTGAAATTGCCTGTCTAACCAGAGTTTGTATGGCATCTGATGTTAAGGTTGTCAAATTTGTGTTGTATGTAATTTTAATTTTGAGTATCAGAAAGACATAATCTGGATCGACTATCTCTGGTATAACAGTCAGAACATTTCTTGTGCCTATCAGACTGTTCTTGATATTTTCTTTATCAAGATTCGACACATAGTAATTACCTTTTGGCTTAACTGATATGAATACTTTACCATAAACTACAGGATCATTGTCTTCGCCACCCCAAACGGAAACAGATTCGATATTGGGGAAATCTTTGGATAGAAGTATCTCATAATCAGAACTTATGACCGCTCTATTCTGAACCGTATAGTTTCGTGGAGCCCTAAATCTGACATCATCGATACTTTCTTTATCTGTACCACCAAAAGATGAGTTGGCGGTTGAAATTCTCACATTGTTTGAGAACAGACCACCTATAGGATCTTTGGCTACAAAAGATGATATGCTATTAGCTTGGCTACCAACCGTATCTACATATGTGCAGATGATGATATTACCATTCTTTGGTTTTCTACCAATATAATCATCACCAAAATAGATAGTGTAATCTGATTCCATATCTTCTTCTACGAAGTATACGGTAGAATTGCTTCTCACTTCGGTGATATCTGTAGCAAGCGCATATTCAGTTGTGTATGTATTTGATGAAGACTCCTGAACTCTGACAGATAGTGTTGACACATCAACATTTGCAGAAGGTATTTTAAATCTTCTAGATGTGTTTGTAGAGTCCATCAAAAATTGTTGAGTGACAACTTCACCTTGTTTCAAATAAACATTGGCAAAGCTGAATGAACCGTTTATTTTACTAGATGTATTTGAGTTCAGAGCGATGAAAGGATAGTTGATACCATCAATATCGGCACCTAAAAATTTTGTATATCTGTCTAAGGTCAAGATATTAGTATTTTGATTTTCCACATTAGATGGTGTAACTAGTAGATTGATCTTAGCTAAAGCGCCTTTTCTGCTTAGAGGTGTATATCCCAAAGTTTTTGCATGTGATACTACAGAACTTCTAATCTGTGCAGTATCAATATAGTTTTCATTAGCCACAACATTCAGATAATAGCCCATATAATGCGTATTATATGCCAGCACATCCAATAGAACGGACATACCAGAACCTTCGAAATCGAAGTCTTGGAATTCGCTCTGATTTCGAAGAAAGTTTTTTAAATTATCTTTAATCGTATCGAAATCTAATTCGGTAACTCTAAGTGCTGTATTTGAAGTTGCCATCTTATCTTATTCTTTCCAGAAAAATCGTAGTTGTTACAGGTTGCAATCTATTCAATACAATGAAAGCTAAGTTTACATTATATCCGTTATTATCAGGGTCAAACTGTACCTGTAAACCTGTCAGATTGACCCTAGGTTCGTAGTTTCTGACTACTTCTTCAATAGCATCTTTCAAAAAATTGGCCGTAAGAGGATTTGCATTTTCAAATAGTAGCTTTTGAGCGTTTGATCCTATACCTGGTCTAAAAGGTTTGTCATAATAATTTGTCAATATCAAATTTCTAAGTGAACGCTTAACGGCGTCAACACCAGTTTTTTTAACCACATCTCCTGTTGTAGGATGGGCTATGAAATTCAGGTCTAGGTCTGAGTAATCGTTCTGTCTGGATATTGCCATATTAGTATTTATACCTTGTAATTACGCTTCTTCAGCAGGTACTGGTGCTGCCTTTTGACTGAATACTGACGACACATCTTCGGCTGCACCAGAATTAAGCTTGATATTTGGGCCACCATCGACAGCAAAATCGCCACCACTCTTAATACTGAATTTACCACCAGACTTTGCACTAATTGAACCACCCTTGGCTAAGATACCGATCTGAGACGCAGCACCAATGGCTAGTGAATCGCCTGTAGATGCCACTGTCATACCAGCATCGGAAACGATGGTTGTAGCCCCGTGCGCCTGCGAGGTTACTGAACCCTCAATCTTGTCTGTCTTATTCTTAGCTACCGTATCAATATTACCACGAATAGTCTGATTGAAGTTCTTGGCTGTTAGATTAAGGTCACCCTGTACATTGATATTCGTATCACCATCTACAGCCACATTATAATTACCTTCAATCTTCAAGCTGGCATCACCCTGTATAACCACATCTTGAGCGCCAGTGATCAAAACACGGTTCTCACCAAAGATGATATTATATTGACCATTATTTGAAATAAACTGAACGCAACCATCAGGCATCATCTGTATCATAGAGCCACCACGGTGCTGAATCGTAATGTGTTCAGCACCATTTGAATCGTCCATCATCAAAGTATGACCAGACCTGGTCTTATGTGAATAATAATTTGGATATTCACCTGCACCAGGTAGGCTTCTTGCGTCTGGTGGGCTATCCCAAGTCTTTGGTGTTGTCTTTTTATCGTCTGCCATAATTCACCTTATAACATATTAAGAGGATTGCCACCTTTAACCGTAGCTTTGGCGGCCTTGTCGAACTTCTGAGCTGTTGCGGATTGATTAAGTTTCTTGGCTAGCTCTATTGCCAAGGCTTGTTTTGGTCCTGGTAGTCGACCATACATATCAAACATATTTTTCGATGACTTACCAAATAGGTTCTGACCTGGATTGATACCTGGGAAACCTGTCGCAGATGCCATAGAATTACCTAAAACATCTATCGCAAGCTGTAGTGGCTTTGGTAGATTACTCTTAATCATACCGTTAGCATCCAATGACATTGGCATAGGAATACCAAATGGTGTTGACATTAAAAATGTAGTTGGTTTAATATTATCTAGCCCGTGCAGGCTTGTATCATATTGCATCCTTTTCATGCAATGAACTAGATCGTCAAGATTACCGCACTGACTGAATAGATCAACAGCATTTACCAAAAATGATACTGGATCAACTTTATTACCTGAAGTAAAACCACCACCTACACCAGTTTCGATGCCTTGTGTGAGTAGAGCCATACTTTGAAAGCTCATCTTTGTTTGAGGTGACATCTTCGAAAGCATCTTCTTACGCATATCTAACAATAGCTTAGTCGAAACAGCCGCGGTTGCACCACCAATCGCAACACCAGCTATCGTACCAGCCACAGAACCAGCTAAATCACCAGCAACCGCACCAACTAGACCTTCTGCCAAATCACCAGCAATATTGCCAGCTAGACCACCCAAAAGAGAACCAGTTGCAAGAGAACCTAGCAGGCTACCGAGAGATATGCTAGAACCAGGCACAAGAGCCGCCAAAGCTGGTGTTAGTATATTGGCATTTGATTGTGATGCGGTTGATACGCCTTTAACCTGAGGTGCTATAGCACCTGATAGTGTATAGATGGCACCATTACCTGGAATACCCTTCAACAAAGCATGACGATGTAACTCGCCTTTTTCCTCTACTTTGCGAACCTTAACACCATTAACAGTAGTTTCTTTGGTATTAGGTGGTATTCTAACATTGATGGTTCTATTGATAGCTTCTTGAACCTGAGGTATATTCAGAA